GAAATCTAATGCTGCAATATCATAGGCAGGGTTATCAGCGGAAGACACAGAATCTCCGGTGCCGTCTAATAATAATGATGCAGTTCCAAAGTATTTCTGGGCAGTGTCTAGTTGAGCGTTGCCGTTGAAAGTTAAAGTTCTCGCTGCGAGTGACACATCTGTTGAGCTTGTCGCAGCATCAGAGCCGTCAAAGTGGGTAAGAAATTCTGTCTTTTGTTGAGCAAAAGTACCACCCGCTTGAGTGTCTGTTCCATTTGAAACATTAGCTCCACCTTCGATTAAGAAACCATTATTTCCAAATTTACTGTCAGACGGTTCAATTAATTTTAACTCAACAATCGTTGCTCGTTGTGAAGAATCGCCTTGAGTATCGGTTATCACGACACGATGATACGTGTACGATGCAGTATTAGTTACATCAAAAGATTTAGTCTCGCCTGCTGACCACGATAAACTAGATTGTGTATCTAACACTGTTTCCTCGCCATTGTATGCGCCAGAGTTTGACGCTTTTAACGTAAAGGCTGTCGGTGATCCCTCTGTGCTTCCAGAGTATCGTCCCATCATTGTGTATCGGACAACGTTCAATGCCGTTGGGGTCTTTATCTGTAGATAAGGGTTAGATGCGGGTGCGCCTCCTTGCCAACGATTAGCTTGTGCTAACACGCCATCAAATGCTTCAAAAGGCTGCTCACCAGTTGTTCCACCATTATCAGAAGCCACGTAACCGCTAGGCGCTGAGTTTCCTGTCATTGCTGGTATAGATGTTGTTGAGTTAATAGGATAGTCCCAAGAAGGTGCAGGAGCACTGTTGATCTGCCAGAATCCATCTGATGTTACTTCGCCGAATGATGTTGGGTCTAGGACTAGTCCGTCTATATATGTAGCTCTAGCTAAGTAACCATCTAAATACGAAGCAGCACCAGTTTGAAACCCGATTGTCACAGGCTTATCTGGGTTCATTAAATTGAGGTCAGTTGCACTAGATAAATTTACTCTTGTGCCAAAATCTGTGATCTGGGTTCCATTTACATAAATATTGACACAGCCATTTCCCGTGGTGTCGCCATCATAGTTTACAACAATGTGGTAGTATGCAGAAGTGTCTCTAAACAGGGAATTTGTAATATGATTTATAATAGCAGTGCCGCCATCATTCTCGCACATCACTCTTATTTGATAACTACTAGTTATATATACCCAAAATGCTGTACCAACGCCACCGCCTCTGGCTTGATAAATCAACATAGTGTCAGCAAACTCAGAAGGCTTTACAATAAATTCAACTGTTCCTTGACGTTCATCACCCGCACTTGACGGTGTCCGCGACAAGAACCCACTGCTCCCATCAAATAATCCACTGCCTTCGATGATATGCCCAGTAGCTCCACCTGCACCAGCCGCACCTATTAATATATTATTACCTAACATTATTTTTTATGCTCCTGCTTTAACGTCTAATGAAGCTACTGCATGTACGTCAGTAGAAGTTCTAACTATGTAATCTATCCTGTCTACAGCGGCTGCAGCTGTCGATAGTGTTGGGGCTGTACCTCCAGCAAAGTGCCATTCAGTGGCATAGGATAATGTCCTACCTCCTGTTCCATCTTGTATAACAAATATGGACCCGCCAGACCCTGCCACTGCATTAGTGGGGGTACTCAACGTCCTATTGCCAGCCAAGGTCAATGCAAAGTTTGAGCCTTGATTAAATGATAGGGATACTGAGGCCGCATCAGTCAAGGTCAATATGTTTACAATAGTATTCTTAGTTACATGAATGGCTGTGACACCCACTGATGTAGCGACTACAGCGGCTGCAGATACTATACCACTAAATGTATGTGAGGTAGAACTTACATGTCCAGTAATAGTTCCCCCAGCCAAAGGTAATCTAGTTGCTATTGATGTGGCTAAGGCTACACTAACTGCTGTGATCTTAGTATTGATTGATGTTTTAGCTGCAAGATTAACTGCAGTCAATGCGGAAACTGCAGCCACAACAGTATTGACTGAGGTAATGGCAGTTAGATTAGTTTTTGATAGGACTGATACTGCAGCTATATGGGTATTGCTATTCCCTATAGAAGTTGTTAGGGCGGCACTGACTGCTGTGATCTTAGTATTGATTGATGTTGTAGCAGCCAAGTTAGTTGCTGTCAATACTGAGACTGCAGCTACCACAGTATTTACCGATGTTATAGCAGTTAAATTAGTTTTTGATAGGACTGATACTGCAGCTATATGGGTATTACTATTCCCTATAGAAGTTGTAAGGGCTGCGCTGACTGCAGTGATCTTAGTATTGATTGATGTTGTAGCAGCTAGATTAGTTGCTGTCAATGCTGATACCGCTGCTACCACAGTATTCACTGAAGTTATGGCAGTTAAATTAGTTTTAGATAGGACAGATACAGCGTCTACCCTAGATGTCATAGCCGCACTGACTGTACTTAGGCTGGCTGCAGTGGCTAAAGCATTACCCCCAACTGTGATTGCTGTTGTAGCAGCCAAGGTCCCAACAGAGACTACAGCACTGAAGACACCTGATGTACCACTGACCACACCAACAAAGTTTGCTGCCGCTATTGATGCCCTAGTAACTACCTGTAATGTATTTGTAGTGAAGTCTGTCAGGGATGTATCATATCCATCAACAGTTAAGGACTCAGCAAATAGGTTAGTTACTGATATAGCGGTTGCATTTATCTTTGTCGCCCTAAGGGAAACTAGGGCTACATCTTTTAAGGATGTTATACCATCAACAGTTATAGCGCCGACAAAATGGGAAGTACCGGTGACTGATACTGTACCTGATCCATGGATATTAGCTACATTTAATGTTGCAACACCTAAGGTGGCTATTGAAGTTGCAGTGGGTATACCTGCACTTACTAGTTGACCAAAAGAGTTGAACTCTCCCTGAATGAATGGTCCATATGAAGCTGAAGTTATACCAGTGGTATTTAATGTTATGGTTGGATTACCTGATACACCATTACCATTGGTGACTGATACACCTCCACCGGCTGTTATGGTTCTTCCTGATGCCGATCCACTACTCATACCTACTAAGCCTGTAACACCAGTTATATCTGCGTTAGCATTAATGGCTGATACACTTGCTGTTAAAGCTACTCCACCAATCTGTAGTGTACCATTAACATTTACTGTAGAGTTACTTACTTGTAAAGCACTGGCTGTACCTTCACCATCCTCAATGGATCGTAAGGTTCCATCGACCCCACTATTACTATTGGATACCTGAAGTAGGTCTTTATAGGTATTGGCAATCTTCTTACCTGTTAATGTAGCCATCTTAAGTTAAACTCCAGTAAGTGTCCTGATCTTCCCAAGTGGAACTTTGTCTATCCCAATCCAGCTGACGCTCTGAGAAGTTCTCAGGACTATTATGTCTGACAATACCCTCAGCCTTATGGGGTGCCGATCTATTCTGTGGGTGGTTCTTTAAATCAAATGTACCATCAAAGTCTGTGGGGCACATTAATGAGCCGTAGCTGTTCTTTTTTAGTTGGCTAAGTTTATACCTGAAGCCACAACCTTCACAGATTCCAAACATGTTCTTTTGAGCCATGACTGATTAAGCCCTATTTAATCTTGGACGGAAGAATAGTGAAGTTCTTTCACGATCTTCTGACATAGCATCTTTCAATCGCTCAGTATAATCAGCCTTCAATAGGGCAATTCTTTCTACCGGAACATTGGGACGTTTGATTGATAGCTGATAGGCTAGGCCAACTGTTAAGCATGGTAGGAATCTTCTAGGGACATCAGCAGTTTGAATTGCAGACTTATCAACATCTTCCAAGTATCGGAACTTTTCAAAATGTATAATGTCGGTACTGTTTTCAGGGAGGGGCCATACAAATACATTTGCCGTATCCCTTGAACGCCTAATAGCATACTGATTAGGTCTGCCTGACTGAGTTTTATTGGGGATTAATAGGTACTCTTCCATACTAATTCTTGATAGCTGAGTAGAGCTATTGTTACGTTCTATGACAGCCTCCAATACATCAATGGTACTTGCTCCTAAAACATATGTAGACGTACTTGCAGCTACTGTGACTGCAGTAGTCCCTACAGTCCATAGGTTTACACCTTTGTTCTGCCAGTCCGTTAAGATAAGGTTGATGCTTCGACGGGCACTCTTAGGCTCATGACCAAGAGTTGTCTCACCACCAATCATTTCAGTTGCTTCCTGAATTACCTCATCTATATCTAAATTAAAATTATAAGTACCTGAAGTAGCCATGATATCCTATCTCTTACGTCCCTGTTGAACTCTCTTTAGTGTACCATTCTTTAATTTCTTTGCAAGCTTCTTACGAACATGAGGCCCTTTTGAAGGCTTTCGTTTGATTTGCATAGGTATCATTGATCTATTCATTGCCATTATTATTATTTATCTCCTAGTAAGGTTTGCATCCACGGGTGCCGTGATTAGTTTTCATACCTACTTTACCACCAGACATGAGTTTTGTAGCATTCTTACGTTTAGCAGCTCTTTTTTTAAAAGCAGCTGTTTCGGCATCCAATTTTTTGGACATAGCTTCCTCCCGTGCTAAGCCTTTAGCATCAGGTGTTTTGCCTGACCTAGCAATGATTGTACTTGAATAACTTCTACTAGGTACACCCTTGGAATTAAGTGTATATACAGGCTTAGGCTTAGTAGCCTTCTGCTTAGTATCCTTCTTAGGAGGATTCTTAGCCTTATTAGCCTTATTAGCCTTCTTAGGAGCTTCAACTCCCGGTGCGCGTTTGATATCCTTCCTAGACTTTGCAATCTCAGACTTCATAAGCTTCTTATCAGCTTCGGAGATTACATTGGAGCCACGCCCAGTCATCTGATCCTTGCTCATTCCTTTGTAGGGATTGGCAGCTTTACCTTTTGGAAGCATATTGATCACCTGACCAAGACCAATCTTATTAGCATTTTTGATATTAGGGTTAGCCTTCATCAATGCAGCTACTGTGAGACCATTCTTCTTGGCAATCTGTGATAGGGTATCACCTGACTTGACTTTATAAGATTTCTTAGGAGATACAAAATCTACAACGGCATTAATCCCTTTCCCAATAGCTTTAGGAGCGACCTTTGCTAAGTTATCCTTATCCTTAACAGGTTTCTTTAAAGCTTGTCCAACAGGCTTATTAGTGATCTTAAAAGGACTATCTTTTAAGAATCCTTTTGCTTTAGGTTTCTTAGCTTTAGAAGCTTTATCAGTACCTAGAAATTTACGAATAGATTCCATCAGTCCCTCACCTTCTTTAAGCTTTACAGTACCGCCTTTTTTTAAATTTAAACTACTCATAGACTTTTTAACAGAAGCAGCTTTAGCTTTCTTATTATCATCAGCAGTCATAGAGTTGTATGAACGATTATTAAGTTTAAAGTCACCTTTTTTATTTAAAGGAAATTTTTGACCATCAATAGTAAATGAATTTTTACCGGCTAAACGAGCTTTACGTGCAGCAGAAAAAGCTTGTCTAAACCCTACAGCTGAAGCAGACTTCTTTTTATAGACAGGATACTCACCACCCTTTGTTTTTTTAGTTACCTTCTTAGGAAGAATACTACCTTTCTTTTTCTCTGTAGCTATATCAGTGTAGGCTCCTCCTAAGTTAGCTTTACCTAAAAATACACTTTTATTTTTAGCCTTCTTAGCTGCCAACGCTTTCTTAAGAGCTACAGATTTTTTAGATTTAGGAGATGCTCTTTTTTCCATAGACGCTTGAGCTTTCTTCATTATATCGAATGCCATAACAAGTATATCCTTTTAAGTTAATTATTTAGTACGTGCTTTGCCCCAACCCTTTTGGGGAGACAGCCGCCCGCCTGATTTACGTTTGACTGTGCCATTTGTTTTACGTTTCTTAGGCTCCCTCTTAGGACCACCTAAGCCTTCTTCTCCTCTGGACTTATGCCCAAGGATATTCTTACCAGAACCCTTACGTTGCTTCTGATGACTTAAGCCACGATTTTCTGGTAGCTGTGATTCTAGATGAGCTATCAATTCCCTCCGTTTAGGGGACATAGCTCTAGCTCTCTGGTTTTTAATAGCTTGCTGGATTTGGTTTGGAGTTACCTTACCATGTACCTCACCAGTAACTGGATCAATATAATCTGTCTTAGCATTCTTAGCTTTACGCTTAGCATAACTATCAGACTTGAGTTGTTTAGTCTTAATAGTGTTCCCCCTTTGACGGTTATATGCTTCCTTATCAGTTTTGTTTATCTTAGCTAATCTAGCCTTATCAGCTTTAGTAGCTGTACCGTCCTTCTTCTTCTTCTCTAACTCTACAGTTGTCTTAGCCTTCTTACGTGTAGCAGGACTAGTCTGATCTCTGAAGAAGTTAGTAACACTATGCTTACCTCTGGTAACTTTCTCTCCTTTAGTCCCAACATCACGGGCATGATTAACGCTACCACCTGTCTCAGGGTCTAAGGCTGCACCTTCAGACACTTTAAACTTCTTAGCAAATGTACCCTTACCCTTCATTATAGGTTTATTAGGGGAGTTCTTTTTTGCCTTTGTTCTATTTTCAGCAAGCATCTCTGATACCCGCTTCTTCTGAGTAGCTTTACGTCCTGCTACAGTTTTAAGAGTCTTCTTAGGCTTAGGTGAAGCTTTTTTCTTAGCTGGTGTAGCTTTCTTTTTCTTAGTAGAGGCCTTCTTTTTCTTAGGTCCCTTCAGTAAATCTATCTCTATTACACTACGCACAACTCCCGGATTTGGCTTCTTACGTGTAAGAGCCTTCTTCCCTATATTATATAATTTCTTCACTATAGCCATAACTTTAAACTCCTAGATTATTTATTACGTTTCATAGCAGCTTTTTTCTTAGCCGCATTCTTAGCTTTTTGATCCGGGGTTACTTTATTGACAGGGCGTTTCATATCCATCAACTTCTGAATCTTAGCATCAATAACTTTATTGTATGCCTGTGTCTGAGGACCAGCCTTTTTCTTAGGGAAACCCTTCTGACCCCCTTCACGTTTGATTTGTGTTTTAGATTTAGGCTTCTTCTTTTTACCTGAAGCTTTCCTAGCAATCTTTATGCCCAACCCTAATAACTTACCTTGCATACTCATATCTTTAATTCCTATCTAGCGTTTACGAGCCTTGCCCCAGCCACGTTGTTGAATGCTTTTCTTTTTAGAACCTACCTGACCACCATACTTACGCTTATCGAAGTAGTCATCAGGATCAATCCTGACATCACGATCTGCCCCACGCATGAAGTCACTTGCCTGACCTTCACCTGTCAAGCCATGAACTGGATCGCCAGAGTCGAAGGCTGTGCCTGTACGTTTGTCAGGGCCTTTACCGGTTCCAGATACGCCACCTTGATGAGCCATACCGCTCAAGCGAGATTCAAAATCTTCATAGGTCTCACGTTGCTCAGACTTACGTTGGGCTTCCTTCTTTTTAGTTCTTGATAACTTAGGCTTAGTACCTACACCCTTACCAACCGTAGTAGTGAAAGACTTTCTACCTTCCTGATCACGGGACTTCATAGCCTTGCGAAGTGTATTGGATGCTTTAGATTTATCCTTATCAGAGTTTAAAGCAGCCTTAGCCTTCTTCTTCATCTTTTTTGGAGCCTTCTTAAAGGATGTTGGGGTCATAACCTCACCCTCAGCTTTAGGAGGTCTAGACTTTTTAGCAGCTTCAGCTTTACTACCCATAACTTTTATGACACGCTCAACACGGGCCTTACCGAAACCTTTTACTGCAGCTTCTCTACCATGCTTACCGGCAAACTTTTTAATTGCTGTTTGAGGGACACCCTTTTTACCTTCTCCTGAGTATTTACTGATGACCCGTTTGGCTAGGTCTAGTACTTTACTGCTTATTGCTTTTGCCATTTCTAAGCTTCCTTAACATTTGTTACTGGTTGTTGCATATCATCTCGCCTTGTTCGATTAGCCTGATTACGGAGGGCCATTACAGCTTCTTTATATTTACCTTCATAGTTAGTCACAGCGGAATAGTTTTTCTGGAATAATAGGGCTTCTATTTGTGATGCATAGAATAGGGCATCGTAGCAAAAGTCGGTAAAGTAATTATTGTCATTTGTACTTGTCAACGTTACAGGTCTACTTATATGTGCAATAGTTCCATCTAATGTAGTATCTGGTGTGGGTGCCAAAGCTATTGCTGTATTGGTCAGTCTAGTATAATACTTGGGAGTACCTGTGGATGCTATGACAGGCCAGTAGTCATTCAAATACTCACTGGTCCTCATCAACATATTTATCTTAGTCCCAGCATTATTTATGAAAAAGTTTTTAATAATACGTGTACCCAATGGTAGGGTTATATTGCTATTACTATTGGACACTGCTACAGATGTATAGGTTACCAGACCTGTATCATCTAAGTCCTTAGTTAGTTTTTCTTCAGCCCGATTAATCATACTGGGAATGTATGCTAGGAATTCATCACCGTCATTCTCATTGACCCTGATCAACTCTGTAACTAACTCTGAATAACTTGCCATGTACGTAGTCCCCTATACTTTAGCCGTAGGTTACTGTTATCGTCGATGCAGAGGTAGGTGCAGCTATTGATACTAACCCATCAACCTTTAATCCAAAGTCTGCAAAGTTAATATATGCATGATCGGATGCGGTAGCCACAGTAAACATAAAGATGTTACCTGCAATGTTACCCAATGGTGTAGTGGATGTCCCATTAATGGTAAACTTACCAACACCTGTAGCATAGATTGATCTAATACGTGTGTCTTGAACAACTACACTGGTGGTAGCATCAACTAAAACTCCGCTGCCGTCTAGGTAAGCTGAACGAATATTGGTAGCCATATTATTTATTCCCCAAGGTCAATACGTTATATCTTTGATATTTAGGAGTATAATGGCTATACATACTATACGCAAATAAAAAGGCCTACCAGCTTAATAGCTAGTAGGCCTTAATATTATTAGTTAGTGTTTTAGGCTACCCAGATCAACTTGATCCAGAAGCACCAAACCACTGCCGCCAGTCTGACCAACCGAAAGCATAACGCTCACGACACTTATAGCGGATGTTGCCGGTATCGAAATCAGGCTCCATCTTAGTCTGTAGACCAACACGGTCAAACATCTTAGTACCATTAGACTGATCCGTCTTTAAGAACCAAGCATTGGTATCGGAGAAGCGACGATTAACGAAAGCTCCACCGGGAACAGTGCCCATGCTCATGATAGCGTTGATGTTGTTCTGTGCAAATCCTGTAGAAGCAACGTTACCGGCAGTAGTTGTACCGGGGCTGCGAAGGATTTGCTCAGCAGTGAATCCTAGATCACTAGGGATGTGTAGAGACTTGGCGCTTGCACCAATTAGGATGTTACGCTCATCCTTAGTCTTGGAGATTGCAATAGATGCAGTTTCCAATGCAGCCTCAGATAGGTCAGTAGCACCGATTAGGTTGCTCTGATTACCTGACAAAGTCGGGTGAGCACTACTGATCATTGCTACACCATCACCACCAAGGTAGGATGCTGAGAATGCATTGTTGTACACATCAGCTGCCTTGACTTGCTTTGTATTACTCATGGCACGGGCCAGAGCTTTAGCACGAAGCTTGGCAAACGAATCATAAAGATTGTCTTCCATAGCTTCTTCGGTGATAGCAAAAGCTAGGGCAATCGTTTCCATAGTGTAACGAGCCGTGTAGCCTTCCTGTGCTTCATCATAGGATACGGAAGAACCTTCATCCTTAGTTGGAGCGGTTCCGAAACCTGTGAAGAGTACTTCTTCTTCAAAGGCACGATCTGAGGACTCAGTTTCAAATAGAACTTTATGCTCATCTGCAACTTCACCATATTCCATACCGAAGACTTCATTAAGTCCCGGCAGTAACTGCTTACTTATCGCTGAACGATTAATAGCCATTTTTTAATTTCCTTTCCTATTAAGTAGCTGATAAGGCAACAGTGACGTATGCATCAGCATGGGTGAGTAAACGAACTTCAACCTTTGTGAATGCGTCACCGATGGTGTTACCGGGTTCTTTAATGATTGCGATAGGCACTAATGCACCTGTCGAGGCTCTAGTTGATGGTTCAATGCCGAAGCCTGAACGACCAGTTACTGTTGAACCGGCACCAAGCGTAACAGCCATTGCCCAAGTATTTAAGTCTGCAGCAGTTACTGGGGCATCAGAGTTGATAGCATACGTCTGCCGCTCATCATCATAGATGTAGGCTTCGATATTACTTGCTGACGTTCCAGCAGGCCAGTACTTAGACCATGTAGGTGTGCCATTGACATCATACTTAGCGCCTGCAAAGACACCAAGTACTTTTTCAGTGGTAGCTGCATAGACGTTAATATTACCAAGAGTGGTTTTAACTAGGTCGCCGGAAAAGATATTCGCATTATAGCCGGAAGCGATAGAGTAGACGTTAGTACCTGAAGTATTGGCACCTGCCCCACGCTTACGGTATGGACGAAGACCGTCGAGTGCTTTAACAGTACTCATATTGTATTCTCCTAAGTGGATTGATTGGATAAAAATGTCAAGGGTAACTAGGGTTTCCTAATTAATTAAAAGAAGGTGTTCGTCCTTTCGTAACTTGACTACGGGATCGGTTGGAAATTGGCATACGAGAATCATTTGCTTGGTCAAGCTGTGAGTGAACTGCGTCAATCATCTCTCGACTTTTATTCTCATAGTATTCTTTCCGTGCCACAGCTTTTCCTGTCGGTATCTTTGCGAGACCTAAATCTCCCCGGCATACCGTTCCTGTGTGGCGACCTGACTCCTTCACGAAAGAGTTATATTCCATTTCTGGTGCTTCTTCAGACTGTACAAACGACCAACCTTCATGGAGGCGCTTACCTAGATTAGAGATATCATCCTGACCTTTAAGGGTCATTCTAATCCATCTGAGTGACATACCTTGAGAACTAAACCGGTCCCGAACTTCTTCGGGGATTTCTAGGAAGTCTGGTTCTTCAAACGTGTATTCTTCCTGTCTGGTATTCTGATCTCGTTCATTGGAACTACGTGTATTAACTTCTGGGAACCGTGACATATTATTTACCTCCGCGATTAATGTTGATTGTTGAATATTCACCATCTGCAGCTTCAGCTTCTAACTTACTGGCTGCAAACCTGTCCAATGGTATATCCCACTTTTGGGCCATTGCTACATCTTCACGGGTCAACTTAACTTTGTTGGACTTCCCGCCAGACAGTGTTGGTGCAGTTGTACGCGATCCCCCTGCAACCATCTGAGGAACTTTAGCTTTAGGCTTAAGCTCCTGAGTTTCTTCAACCAAGTCTTCAACTTGTTCTTCTTGGGCTACGTCAAACTTCTTAGGGAAGTTCTCTCGTAGTCGCTGATCGACCTCATCATAGAACTCATCATCTGATGGATCAAAACCTTCAGCCTTTAATTGTGCATCTATATGTAATGCAGCGGCTGTTAAGACTTTGTCTTCACCGAACCATGTATTATCTTCAGTCCATGCTACAGCTTTAGGGTCATAGTTTGACTGTTCAGCTTGTGGTGCTTGGATAGTTTCTTTAGGTTCTTCGGCTTCCTCAAACTCTTTATAGGCTTCTTGACTCTGCTTAATAAGCATCATCTCAGCTTGAGATTGGGATAGATTGGTTTGGGCTTGAACAATAGCATCAGTGTCTTCAGATTCTAAAGCAGCTTTATAACTATGTTGTGCCTGTGTTATACGATCTGCAACAGCTTTACCTGATGCATCCATATTAGCTTTTTGAGTTTTAGTATATTCAATAGTCTGTTTTTTTATAGCATCTTCCAACTCTCTGATACGGGTTTCACGATTGACTAATTGGTCATCCCGATCTTTACGTTGTTTAATCAGTTGTCGGATTCGCTTTTGGGCACCTTTTGTTTCTATGCCGTCAAGTTCTTTTGGGGGTGTAACAGATTCTTGATTAGTCTTTGAAGACTCTTTAGGGTCACTTTCGATTTCAAACTCTACTTTTGGAGTTTCTTCTTTTGATTCCCTTGGGTCTACTTTCGACCATTCTTCTTTATCATCTTCTATCTCAATGTCAAGCTGAACTTCAGCCATATTTATTCTCCTACGTTGGCGGTGAACCAATCGGTATTAATATTCACCTATAGTTTATTGTATAACATACATCTAAGGGGCTATGCAAATAAGCTTAGTTTGATAGATTATATGTTGGGTCTAGGTCTGCTGCATCATCCAGTGTCATTACTGCCTGATCATCATAGATCAATAGGAGTTTAACACCCTTATAGATCATTTTTGTACCTACATGTTTATGGTATGAGATGGTATCTCCAACTTTACACCATGGCCCATTGGGGAACTTTTCTTTATCTTGGTAGGCCGTATCACCCAGAGAGAGGACCCGACCAACTGTTGTTAGGTAGGCCATGTCATCACGGGTTGAGTCAGGCAGGATGATACCACTCTTTGTCTTAGCTTTTACTGAGACAGGTCTCACTAGGATATGGTATCCATTTAGTTTTGGTAACTTTTTAGGATCAGGCTTATCAGCATCTTCAATCCATTCGTCGTTTTTTAACGCTCCGGCTATCGGCATTTGCATATTAAAAATCTTCCTTATCTATTTCATCTAGGTTTTTAGTTAAGATATCCTTGATGAGGGATTGAGTCTGGTACATACCTTCAACTTTACCTACCATAAACTGGTACTCTGCATAGTTGGTGGCTGCACCTCTACTCAACGAATCAACATGGGTATCAATGTCTTGCTGGATAAGATAATTGATCTCTTTATATATAGTCATAATGTTAGTTATACACAAGGACTATTTCATATGCTAGGACTTTTTAGTTTTATTATCGTCCACTAGGAGCTTACCTATAACATCACCGACCTTCATACGTTCTTCTTGAGTGAAAGACTTGTCTTGTTTGATTAGATCAGTCATAGCTTTGATTGCTTCCTTCTGTAAAGCTAGACTACGATCTTTGGTCTTTTCTTCGATCTGGGTTAATGCAGTGGCACCCTTTTCGTAGGCTTTGAGTGCAAGTTCTTTTTCATCTAGGTCAATCTTACGATTGGCAATCTGGGACTCACTCAACTCTTTAGCCAATGTCCCTTCGACACGCTTATCATCAATGATTAATCTTTGTTCTTCCAGCTTAACCATTTGTTCTTCAGGTGAACTTGGGCCTTCAGCTGCAGCTTTATTGGCTTCCATAACCTGTGTAGCTGCCTGCGTCATAGCCATCTGTAATACCTTAGGGTCTTGACCATCCGCACCTTTGGTTATCTCCTGAGTCATACCATTCATTTGTTCCTGATACTTCATGATACTGTGTTCTTGGATATTTGCAGTGATTAGGGGGACTACCCTCTGCATGATAGGTGAGGCACCATTGGCTGGGTCTTGTAGGTATGCCATCTTAACCTGTATGTGTGCATCATGTTGCTGCCCTGCAAAAGCCTTGATAGGCATACCTTTAACTGCAGCCATCAAGTCTGATACTGGGTCCATAGGTTGAGGGTCAGGCTTCTTAGGCATAATCCTATCTAGGTTGGGCATGTTTGCCGACTGAAGGATTGTCTTATTTAATTCCTCCATGTCGAACATACCGGCAGGGGAGGTCTGGGCCATTTGCATAGCCATCTGGTTCATCATCATCCTATGTGCATTGGACGGAACATTGGGATCAGATACTGGGATGATATCAATTCTACCATCATAGTCAGACTTTAGGGCTTTGTTATCATAATCATTAAGCTCATATGGGTACTCATCAGGGAGGAACTCGTAGTTTAATCTGGCAAGAATCTTAAGTTCTTCTTTTTGGGCTTTATGTAATCTTTTATGTACCGCTGAGAAGAACTTACCTGATGCTTCTAGTAGGGCCATCGTAGTACCTACTGGACCCTTATTACTACCGTCTGAGATAACCTTCTCTGTAGAGTCTGCAAACTTCTCTCCGACACCGGATACAAACTGTAGCATCTGGAAAAGGGTCTGGGATGGTTCTTTGTAGGGGAGTGGTACGATAGACTTGGTTAAGTCCATACCGGTTGCCTCTACTTCTTTAAACTCACCGGGGGCTATAGGATCATTGTCTCCGGTGATACGGACACCCTTAGCTTTGAAACCTGCAGGTAGAGTTGCAAACTGACCAGCATCCACTAAGGCACGTAGGGCTGAGGTAGCTGTCATTGTTAGGTTGCCCAAGAAATGCATAAGTCCCAGACCATAGAATCCAAAACCGGGGACAAACTTATAGTGGACAAAGAAGTCTTTCTTTATTCTACGTGGGTCATCCAAGTTATAGTTACGTCGAATAGCTAAGATAGTCCCACTGTCTAAGTCTAGGGTAACAATGTAGGGGAGTGTCAACTCGGTATCATCTTCATCAACTTCTATGTCAAGGTATGTGTGTTGCTCCAGTAATGTAAACTGTGGATCATACTCAGCCTGAGGAGAGACACCCATGACCTCATTCATCTTTATAGCCATACCAGCCAAGTTTGGCTCTGCAGCATCTCCTAAGTCTACGTCCCTATACATTCCTGACACTACTTCACGTTCCATCTCAATAGGGGACCTATAGATGACCTGTGTGTATCTGGCAGCTTTCTGTAGTGATGTAGCAAAGTTTGATATGTAGAACTGGTTAATAGGTACAAACTCTGAAACGTTTACACCCAGCCCCACATCATGGTAGACCTTCTTGAATGCCGACCCAAATAATGGTAGGTGGAATAACATCCGTTCCTGTTCATCAAAGTACTCAGGCATCTCATCAGTGATCTGGTAGTTCATGTGGTTCTTGATACGGTTTGCCTGATTTAGTTTACCTTCAGTTTGTTTACCGACCACCTTTGTCTTGACTGGACCTGAAGCAGGTAGTAACTCTTGGATGGCTTTAGATTGGAACTTAACTGCAGACTCAATCAGTAATGGATGAACTGCAGTACAGGCACCTTCAAATGGCTCTGATGTTTCTTCAATCTTCAACCCTAGTAGGTCAAAGCCTTTATCAAACATCTGTTCCCACTCTTCTCTGGAGGACTTGTCAGACTCGTAGGCATTGATTACCTGAGTGGATATGATCTGTAGGTCTTCCTCATCCATCTTATCTACTAGGTTCTCATAGAAACCATCAGTGGACTTGGGATCAAAGTCTGGTATCTCAGACTCCCCATTACCTTCAAGGTCAATAATTACATTACCATCATCATCAAATACTAATGTAGACATGGGAGATTCTAAATCCATCTCAGACGGATCAATCATAGGCTCATCAATATTGGTTGGTTCGTTTGGGTTTTTAGCTATAGCCATGTTTGATTCATATCCAATGTAATTAATATATCTATGTATATAATTAGAGTGTTGTTGGTTTATTAATATGGCTGAGTATATAGTCTAATCAGTATTAATGCAAATGTTTTAAACTATTATACTTTCCAGTAGGACCTCTTCCTAGCCCTTGGGGAGTCTATAGGGTCATAATTGGGGTCTTCAGGGTGTAGAATGTTCCATGAATCCCTCATATATTGTATAGCCATAGTCATACAATCAACTTGGTCATCATGTGCAGCATTGGGGAATGTGATGGCTTCTTCATACAGATCAACAGCCCAGTCTTTATTGCTTGGTATCCAGACCCTACCAGACTCCATAAGGGGTGTTGAAGCGTAGACCCTACTTACTTTATCCCTGTCGGGGAGATAGTCTAATACTGGCAGACCAGCCCTCCTCAGGTCCTGCAGCAGTGATTGTCCTGATGCCTTCTTCTCTATTATACAGATGTCTGGTCTGTACATGTCATGCATCTCTTGAGCTTTTCTCCTTAGCTCTGGATATTCAAATCTATCCTTTACATTGCTGAGGAGGATCATGTTGGATACATAGGCTTCTGATCCTTCAGAGTCCTGACCCATCTGCCCAAAGATACCCCATGTCTGTATCACTGAATAATCTGCAGTCTTTGAAGTACTGAAAGCTGTATCATATGTTTGTAGTATAAACTCACACTGTGGAGGGTCTTCTTCATCCCACCACTGGAACCACTTCTTCTTAATGATACCACCCTCATCCGGCTGTGGGTCCTGCATGTATAGGGCATTCCAGTAACGACTACCGTTGGCAGCTTTTATTTCTTCTTCATCTATCCTTAACATCTCATCTGACTTCCACTCTGGAAAGTATGATGAACCCACATCCATGTTCAGTAGTTCTGCAGCGTCTTCATCTAACCATGCAGGTATCTTTATAACCTCCCACTTATTGGTCATGTCATTGTCCGACTCCTGCTTCAATAGCCATCCACAGATGTCATCATAGTGATACCTAGTATTTATTATTATGATGGCACCATTGGGCATCACACGGGTCCTTAAGCCTGAAGGATACCATTCTTTTATGTAACGTCTACCGGCTTCTGAGAAGCTATCATCCTCCGACATTACATCATCAAGTATGGCTACGTGAGCGCCACGACCTGCCAACTTAGACCTGACACCGGCTGCGTAGTATTTACCTCCTTTACTTGTCATCCATTTACCGGCAGCTTTAACGTCTGCCCTTAGCTGTACACCATTAAACATTTCTTGGAAGTCTTCATCGTTGACAATGTCCCTGACTGATCTGCCGAAGTCTGACGCTAGTTGGTCTGAGTGGGACAGGGCCATTATTTCATGTGCTGGATTATGACCCATATACCATGCAGGGAATAGCATGGAACAGATGACTGACTTGGTTGATCGGGGTGGTAGGAAGACCATCAATCGTTTACATTCACCCTCCACTACTGCTTGGAGCTTGTCGCATAGTAGTTCAATATGCCTACCCATGACAAACTCAGGAATTATCTTGGGAGCTTCTTTTCTGACAAATGATAGGAAGCACTCTTGTGCGGCTAGGTCTACTCTAGGCTTTAAGGCATTCCTCAAAGCTAGGCAGTCTAACATGTTAGTCTTCGGATTCTTTGTCAGAAAAGAACTTGATCCGGTGTCTGTGTTGTCGATCATTTATTAGTTCTTCCATTTCATTAGGGGTGTCGTAGGCAGCGTCTACTAATAACTCCCTAAAGGCAATCATTTGATTTATACTTGATTGATATGTATTTCTTAGATAGTCATCTCTTGTGGTCCTGCCCTGCATCTGGGGGACCATATTCAATACATTGATAAACTCCGCTATAGTATTTGAGACTATAACTGCAGCTGTTTCTGGATGTAGGTCTTCTTTATCAAAGTAGATAGGAGTTGTCTCAGCCTTTGAAGATATAAAGTCTTTGTAGGATTGTAAGTTTGATTGATACTTATAATCATCAAGGATAGTGTCTAGGTCTGGTAGCTCATCTGTTAAGGTTTTCATAATATGATTGTCTCCATTCACCTCTATTACTTATCTTTGATAATTATACCCTATCATAGGGGTAGACCATAATCAAGTATTATTATTATAATTATTATTATTAAATAGTTTGTATGATTGAATGATCCATGATATTGTGCGAACATATTAGCCCTAAATAGATACCTAGACTAAGTAGACTAAATAGACCTTTAAGTATCTATAGTCTCTATAGTCATACTAGGTTATATAGACTACATAGGTCTTATATGTTTACCTATATAGATTAGTTGATAATAGTGGTAGTAGTGTTATCTTAATAGATAACTTTATATACTCAATAGTATTCCTATATAGATACTATATAACCTATGTTGTCTATATAGGTCTCGCCGTTAAAATCTTAGTATACTCCCCAGTCACTACCGGTGCGGTCTATTTTTTTATGGAGTGGCTAAACTCTTCTAATTAGTTTGCGGAGTGTATTTTTAACTTTACGCTCCACAAGTATGAATAATGGTTACGACGATAGAGGCCTCTATAATTTTATATATTATAGAGGCCTTGTTTTTTGTAGAATTTATTGGGGGGGTAGTATATATATATGCACACGGGCCACGTAGCTGCGGTGGGGTCTCTGGATTGACTATATAGTTCTCTACAGAACTTTATAGTCACAGTGTTGCTGATATGTCACAGTAGACTAACTAGTCTACAGTGACTTAATTGCCACAATCATAGCTCTTTAGAGCTACCCTAACACTAAAGTGTTGCTGAAATACCACAGTAGGCCTCGTGAGTTATGATGATCGTAGGCCCACCCCCGCATATGTAGTCTACTTAGTCGCGCATGATCCGCGAGGCTCAGAAATCTGGTGTGGTAATTATGCCACAGTTATTCCTTAACTCTATAGAGTTACCAGACAACCAAGACTATACAACCTATCCCCTTAAAACCTAAGAGGTTTCAGCCCAGACAACCCATGTCTTCCCAAGTATTAATACCTGCCAAGATCACGGAAAGGTTGACGAGGTTTTGGGATTGGTATAATATATCTAGTTAATAGTAATAACCTAGTTCTTACGAAGGTTATTACCTTATTAACTTAGATATTATAGAGAAGATTAGGAAGGAAATTAGTATGTTTCAGTTAGTTTTGGAAACCTCTGATGGAGACTTATTAGTCTCCTCAGAACTATTTGATAGCTTCGAAGAAGCTGTTGCAGCAGCCAAAGCTAAGACCAAAGGTCTTGGTGAAGGTGAAACCTTAACTGTCGAGCCGTTTTGAAAGGTATAATATATCTACTTAATACTAATAAGGTAGTTCTTACGAACCTTATTAGCTTATTAAGTTAGATATTATAAAGGATTATTAATAATGGAAAATGTAGTTACAACAGTTGAGGATTTTATGTTCCCTAAAGGGTATGTTGAAATCCACTGTGGTCTCCATATCTACGATATTGAAAACCCTGATGAAGCAAAGCTTCAGCATTTAGTCAATCAAACCTTTGGTTTTGATGATGGCTGGCCCAGACGTTGGGTAGAATTAGTAAGTCTTAACTTACTTGACGGCTCAATTACAATTCTCGATTGTTCTTGACAAGGTATAATATATCTAGTAAGTAATAACTAGGTAGTTCTTACGAACCTAGTTATCTTACTTACTTAGATATTATAAAACTTAAACAAAAGGATTATTAACTATGGATATTTCAACAATCGAACTTCATGAATTAAACTTTCAACTATGGATGGCTAATAAGCCAATCGAAGTTTCAACATCCTGTGGGTCTATTGATACTCATGACACCGATACCGGTGAACACCTCGACAGTTTTGAGACTGTCGTTGAAGCAACATTTGCTTTACTAGTTAAACCCTTATCGGTATGATTATCTTATTAATTATCTTGGGCATTGGAACCTTCATAATAGTAGGTTCTATCCTTCAATCCTCCAACAAATTTTAAATATATAATATATCTAGTTAATAATTGATAGGGTAGTTCTTACGAACCTATCAATCTTATTAACTTAGATATTATAAAACTTAAACAAAAGGAAATTATTACCATGACAAACATTACAACAGCTACCACTATCGAATACAAATCTGCCAAAGGTGGCTTCATCTCAGTAGATGATATGGATGCCGATCACCTAAGGAATGCTTTCAAAAAACTGATTAAGGATCAGTTAATCCCTGAAGGTCGTGTTGTCAGCAACGTTGTTGATCAGAAGCTATCCCTTAAAGCTTTAGCTTCTGTCCAAGCAGCCATCGTTGATATCCGTAAGATAGATATGTCGGCCTCTGAAGAGGGTGTTGAGCATTGGAAGGGTGTAAGAAAGACCCTTGCAAACGTCGGTATCCTACTTGATCAGTATGCTAATCCTGACAAGGATGTTTAATCCTTGATGATTAACCTTGAACGTATCCTTGAATTCTGTGGAGTGATAGCATTCTTTGCTATCCTCTACGGTTCAACATTTCTTTAAATAATATTATTGTGATAATAATGTCACACCATGTAGCTTAACAGCTACTTATATAGTCCCGAAAGGACACTATCTACCATGTCAAACAATATTAAAGCTATTAAATTATCAAACCGTCCAGTCTTTGTGACATCCAACAACATTAAAGCTGTCCGCCAAGCTGCTAAGCTTACTGTAGAACAAGTGGCAGATAAATGTGGTGTAGGAATTGTAACAGCCCTATCATGGGAAACTGGGGAGCATCACCCTCAACGTTTGAATGCTATTAAAGTATCGGCATTACTGAATAGCTTCATACATCGTAGCTCTATTCAGTTCTCATACAGTACTGAACGTGCCGACCAGTTACTGACAGGCCCTACTCAGTAAGCTAAGTAGGTCTTATTAGGACTGGGCTATCTATTATGGTAGCCCATGTCTAATAAGAATTACATCCCGCACCGATCATGGCTCTACCCTATAGGGTATCCACAGAGAATGTATCCCTGAATGAACAGGGTATCAAGGGGTAAACTTATTAGGTGTTACATTAACTATTCCATAGGATTAGTAATCCTTGTCGGTAGCATGTCAGTCTATAAGCTTTGCTTGTAACACCTAACCTTATTATATCTGGAGATATAACATGAGTAGAACACATAAGTCTAAGCCCTATAGGGACAAGACAAAAGGTAATGAGGTCTTGTTCAAGCCTCGTAACCCATACCATGTACATACCCTGTTCAAGGGCCATAAGGTTGAGCCTAATTTGAAGGCTAAACGGCTCAAAAATCTATGTAGAAACAAAGGAGTATCTATAGATGAGTAATGAAACCTATGAAGATAAATGGGGTGGCCCTATAGGGTCTGACTGTATCAACCTTAATTCATCCTTAGCTGAATGGTTAGGGACAAGGATGGTACACCTTGCTAAGTATAGCAACTCATATCCCCATTCATTCAGGAGCATTGAGGTTTACAATGAGTACCTCAACATGCATGGCAATGCCTTACTAGACTATAGTAAGGATGATTCAAGCTTTACCACTGAAGGGGCTATCATAGCTTATAAAGCTAAGGATGCTATGAGTTGGGTAGCCAATAACCTTGAAACATTATGGGACTAACATAACATGTCTAAACAAATAACAATCAAGCCTGATAGTAATAGGCTCAGACAACTCATTAAAGATCATGGTAAGACATGGTCGATAGTGAAAGGCCCTAAAGGGATGCAGTGTTTCAACGGTCAATTAGGCTGTGGAATACAATCTTTAGATGGTAAACATGAACGTAACATACCGATGACTTCGGTATCTATAAAGGATTTATAAGATGACTAAAGTTTTATACCTATTGATAATGTTTTCTATAGAGAACCCTACTAAGTCAGGAGTGGTTGTCAATACCTACCCAGATGAACTATCATGCTTAAAGACTGAATCCCTACTGGATCAAGCATCCAATGATAAGGCGTATGAATGCCATGAATTCTCTTTCGACATACCTAAAGGTAAGGATAAATAATTATGGGAACGAATTACTACTGGACTAAAGTCCTCACACAATGTGAATGTTGTGGTAATAAAGATACAATTAACTTACATATAGGTAAGTCATCCTTAGGATGGAAGTTCCTATTCAATGGTACTGATTATAAATCATGGGGTGAATGGGATAGGTTACTTGAATCCGGTGGGGAAATCACTGATGAATATGGGGAGGTTTGGGGATGGGATGATCTTGTCTTAAAGATAGAGGACAAGCAAGGTCTCATATCTGCTAAGGATCTTACTTTTGGTGCCTATGACCGTGATGATTACTGGACTGACCCTTTAGGATATGAGTTTGTGGAAGGGGAGTTCTCATGATTAGAATAACTAATCTAGCCTATGGCACCATAATGTACTTGATAGGTATCATAACAGGCACCGCCATCATGTATGGTCTAATGAATTAAATAAGTATACACCATAGTAGTAATGAAATGAATACTATGGATTGTATACTTTAAACAACTTGATAGGAGATTGATATGACTAGCACCAATGGAAATTTAGAGTTAAGATATTGTGAAGATATAGATATGTTTGCATGGGACAGACCTATCAATGACATACCTGAACATGACATAGAAGGATCATGTTTACATGCCACCGATTATTGCAAGGCAACATGTTACAACAACAAGTTGTATAAAGTATACAAGAACATGGTAGTTAAAGATGTAAGGAATGAGATTGCTTGGCAGGCAATGCAGCCCAACCAAGTTGCTAAACAACTCAACCGAAAGTTAAAACCTACCAATAGGGTTAGGGGATGTACCAGAGGAGAGAACATTAAAGATGTTAGCGATGTCTATAGAATTGCAAACCTAGCAAGGGCTACACCCAATACAGACTATTGGATACCAGTCAGAGCATGGCGTGACCCTGAGTTGAAAGCCCTAATAGAAGAGGTCTTGTTTCCTATAGGAAATGTTGTAGTTAATGCAAGTACTGATCCTTCCACCACTATAGAAGAGTGGCACATGTTGGAAGATGATGGATGGTCTATCATGAATTTTGGGAACTCAGATACTCATACACCCACAGGTAGTAGAATGTTTAAGTGTCCAAAGACACAGGGAAACCATGGTAAGGGCATTAAAGGCCATTGTTCAACATGCAAGGCTGGTTGCTTTAAGAAGATAACAATGGGCATCCCGTCCATCGTACAATTAGGAGAGGCGCATTAATATGAAGATGTTTGTATTAGAAGATACAGGACTTGTTGAAGAGAAGCTTACTGTAAACCGTAACTACTATAGTAAATCCAAACAAGCATACCTAAAGGTTAGTGAGATGCCTGAACAACATGTAAGGAATGCGCTTCAAAAGATGTTGAACGAGGAGGTTATCGAATGATTAACTTTACCTTAAGGGGACATGGTAAGTATGAATGGTCATTCCATTATGCTCATGGCCTAGCGGAGACTATGTTAAATAGAAATTATAATGATTATAATAATTATAATAATGGGAATAGTAATTGGCTCCCGCCTGACTTATTAGATTGTGATAGCTCAGCTGAACATGTAGGATTTGGAATGATAATGTGTCTACTTGATGGGGCACCTGCAACCCTCTATAGATGGACTTCAAGACCTATGGTAGCTCATGGGTTGGTCTGTCTAAACATAGATAGGTTGGGTATGAGACATGCAGCCACTAAATTAATGAAGAAGGATCAATGGATATGATTAATAAAACTAAACAGACTGTAACCAACCAAATGGTTGATGATGTAATTGAATGTGGTGATAGGCTGGATACTGAGTTGATCATCATGCAGACAGAAGGCGTGGAAGATTTACACATAGCTGCCGCTGCTTTACATACAGCCCTGTCCTTTACATTAGGAACAGCCCCTTCATATGACCATGCTTGGGAATTAATTGAGGCAACCATAGACTTCCATAAGACCTCTATAGAGGAGGAAGTTAATGAAAGCTTATAAGATTGTAGAGCTTGTTGATGGTAACATCAAGACATTATTCCATGGTGTCAATGGCAGTAGAGTAATGCCTAAAGGTGAGTGGATTAAGGCAGAGTATAAACAAGTAACTGACGGGTCAAAACAGAAACCTTACCTATCTGGCTGGCATGTTTTATTAAACTATGAAGATTGTGTTACATATATGTCACGATTTAAGACACGACTAGACCTATTAAATATTATTGAGTGTGATGTTAAAAATGCCAGACGCAAAGAACATTCCCCATCCCCTGTATACTTAGCAGAGTATATTAAATTCTAAGGATAATAACATGCCTACAAACTATAGTAAAGCATTAGATGTTGTGCTATTAGCAGCCTTCAATCAAGCCAGTGATATTAAAGGACTACTATTGCACAGTGGTTCCTGCGACTTAGCTAAAGAGTATATGACGCAGGATAGATTAATAATATTAGAAGCTGTAGACTATCTAAGGTCTGCATTGAATAGGGAGCCTAAGTAAATGATATATGTAACATTAATAATTATAACTATGTTACTTTTAAATTGACATACTACTATAATTAATATAGATTATAATAGTAAACCTTATATAAATAGATAGAAAGATAAATACAATATGTTAAATAATAATATGTTTGACCACAATAAGATTGACTTCACAGTATCCAAGCATACCATGTATGATGAGTCAGGTAAAGCTATTGACCATGACATTGGTATGTTACTTAAACGTAACGATACCTTTGAAGGATTGAGTGTTGTAAGTGATGGCTATACACCAGTACAGTATGGCGACATTGTTAGTCAGGTAGAAGATTCATTAGTTGAATCAGGTATCGACATGACAGATGCTGAGTTCTTCACCGGTGTATTTAATAACGGATCACAGTTGGAATTACGTGCTAAGTTTCCAGCGCATAAGCAATCCATTGGTCGGCTAACCGATACTGTAGTACCACAGTTTGTCTTCCGTACCTCCCATAATAAGACATGGGGCAACAATGGAATGGTTGGTCTTTGGAGAAACATGTGTTGGAATACCTTAGTATCAGGCAGTAAATTAGCCTATACATATGGTCGGCATACTAAGGGCTTCTCAGTCCCCACCTTTGCAGCTAAGGTTAAGAATGCTGCCGAGTACATAGCCGGTGATGGGATGACACAGATGAATAACTGGTTCGATACTATGGTTGATCGTGACACTATCATTGATATGTTCTCAGAAACCTTAGCCAGCCGTGTCGATAACGTTAAACGTACCAAGGTAGCCAACAAGGTTATGCTGTCCCACCTTATGAAGGTCTTTGATGAAGAGGCAAGACACCTACATGGTAAGTCAGCCTATGGTTCCTACGCCTCCAATACTAATGGCTCATTGTGGTGTGCCTATAATGCCGCAACTCATTGGTCTTCTCATGTCAGTCAGTCTAAGTCTGACACACCTCAGAATGTTAGGGTGACCCGTGAGGATAGGGTTAAGAAGATGTTAGCCAGCCCTGAATGGTTGAGCCTAGAGGGTACGGTTGATGAGCCAACTACAATGCTTGCGGCTTAGCATAGTATACATAAGATATGTTTGTCACCTATATGAATCTCATAGGGTGGCAAACGTCTTAGGTACTAATATAAATATTAAAGTATAGGAAACATGTATCAAATGAATACCAATAACCTTAAGCCTAAAGACATCTATAAGCTTCACACACAGTTAGGAATAGTTGGAGGAAATAAAACTAATATCTGGAAGAATGGGGCTGGTTCAGTTATCATCGAAGATATTAAGACAGGCAAGTGTACCACTCATAGAACTAATAAAGTACATACATTTAAAAACTTTGATAACGCACTGACAGCCACCCAATCTTGGCATAGGGAGTTAAGATCATGAGATCAATAGGGATGTTTAAAGGAAGTAAAGGCCACCAAGTAATGAACCGCCAAGAAACATTTCCATCACTGAACCTGAGTTCCAATGAAAGTCCTTCCCAAGAAGAGGTATCGACTTCTCCTGACAACCTACTAGATCAAAAAGTTTTTGTCGAATTGGATAAGACCATCCCATTAATGCAGCAATCATTGGATAAATTAATGCCCCCCACTGCCCTTGGACAAGCCACGGCATCACTAATAACAATGAAGGCACTCCATACCTTAGCATCATATGTTTCCGGTCTTCCCATTGAGTATACCCCATCCCCAGAGTCAGAGACACTACAAGAACAGCCCAGCCCATACAGGCTACTGTCAAGATATCTAAGCCCTGATGAATGGAAACTAATTGAAGAGCTACGACTATCAAAGCTATCGGAGGATAAGTTGCCCATCGGCTTAGATGACCACTTCCAACAAGTGATCGACCAGCTGCACCAAGTAACACGGATATGGTTCCGAACAGAATAGTAATCAATAGGCTTGACATATTATATACCTCCCAGTATAGGTAGTGTATAACATATATAGCCTACGCAGCCAACTCTTAGGGATACACCATAGTTGAGTTCTATACGAACACTATGGATTGTATCCTTTATATAACAACAACAACGGAGACTGACTAACATGAAAATTATATTTGACATGCCAAAAGGTATTACAATTACACCGCCGAAAGACATTACTGAAGAACAAACAACTAAAAACTTTACTAAGATGGTTGTGGCTGCTACCAAGGAGATGATCAAGGGTGATCGTAAGGCTGATGGTAAGTGGTCAATGAAAGAGATTGTTGACTGTATTCAAATGGAGTTGGGTAGTAACTCTGGTAATATAGCCAGAGCATACATCCTAAAGACCCGACTAAACATTGAAGATATAACTCAAGAAGTAGGCTACATAAATCGTAATATCTCTATTGCTAAAGAGCAAGGTAAACTAGACAAGTACTTCAAAGGTAAGAAAAATATTAAATCAACTGGAGAAACTAATTAAACATGACAAACTATAGAGAGTACACTAAAGAGTTGGACAGTACCCCAGTATCTAAAGGCCCCTGTGATTGTGGCTCCTCAGATGGTAACGTACTGTTCAGTGATGATCATTCATATTGTTTTGTGTGTAACAACTACACACCCCCAGATAATGGGTTCACAAACCAACCACAAGACTCGTATGTCCAAGCTCCTATACAGGGTGTGGTAAATACACATCTAACTATCGGGGACTGGAAAGCTACTGCTTTGGTTGATCGTAACTTAAAAGGTGAGACACTCCAGAAGTATGGTGTAACCTTAGACAGGGACGGTACAGATGTACTGAAGCATTACTACCCATACACTGACGTTGAAGGTAATCACATTGCTAATAAAGTCAGACAAGTTAAAGATAAGAAGTTCTTTGTTGAAGGTAACCTACCTCAGGCTACTATGTTTGGTCAGAAACTATTCCCTAAAGGTGGTAAGTTTATAACCATCTGTGAAGGGGAAATAGATGCAATGTCAGCCTATGAATTGACTGGGTCACAGTATGCAGTGGTATCTGTCAAGACAGGTGCGGCTGGTGCAGTCAAGGATGTTAAGGCACAGTTTGAATACCTAAACTCTTTTGAGACTGTGGTTGTATGCTTCGACATGGATCAAGCAGGACAGGATGCGGCCTCTAAAGTAGGTCAGCTATTTGAACCTAACAAGTGTCGTATCATGAAGCTTACAGATAAGGATGCTAACGAGTATCTAAAGAAGAATGATCGTACAGGGTTTACCAAAGCATGGTGGGCCGCTGAAGCGTTCACCCCTGCCGGTATCATTAACCTAGCCAGCATAGGTGAGTCACTCTATGATGAGGCAGATAACATTACTGTTAAGTATCCATGGGAAGGTATGAATGACATCCTATATGGTATCAGGACAGGGGAGCTAGTAACCTTCACGGCTGGTACTGGTGCCGGTAAGTCAAGTATCATTAGAGAGCTTGAGCATTGGATACTGAATAACTCTGAAGAGAACATCGGCATCTTTAGTTTAGAAGAGAATACTAAACAGACATGCTTCCATCTAATGGCTGTCGAGGCTAACGCTAGACTAAACATTAAGGAAGTCAGAGACCTCTATAGTAAGGAAGCGTTACATACCTATCAAAATAATACTATAGGTACTGGTAGAGTGTTTGCCTTTGACCACTTCGGGTCATTGGACAATGATGATATCCTTAACAGGTTACGGTATATGGTTAAGGCTTTAGGATGTAAATGGATTATCCTTGATCACCTATCTATATTGGTGAGTGGACAAGAAGGTAATGATGAACGTCGATCTATTGATATCCTTATGACTAAGCTTAGGAGCCTAGTAGAAGAGACACAGTGTGCATTGCTAATGGTATCACACATCAGACGGATGGGTGGCGACACTGGGGCTGAGGATGGTAAGGAGATTGCATTGAATCACCTGAGAGGTTCAGCATCTATTGCACAGATTAGTGATGCAGTCATAGCTATTGAACGTAACCAACAGGCCGACGATCCTAACGAGGCTAACAAGACTACAGTAAGAGTACTTAAGAATCGTTATGCCGGTATCACTGGTGTAGCATGTCAGTTGACATATGATAGGGAAACAGGTAGACTGACTGAGTCAGACGATGACTTTGAAGATTCACTGGACATTCCCTTTACAGACTAAAGAGGACTAATAAACATGAGAGTCAGTACAGATATTGAGACAGACAAGATACGTAATGGATTAGTTACTAAGATACACTGCATAGCCTGTACTGACTTAGACAGTGATGCAGAATATAAATTTGTATTACCTATGGACTTGGATAAGTTTATAGAGTTTAGTAAGTCTGTTACCCTATGGGTTGGTCATAACTTAATAGGCTTTGACTTAGTATGGATCAAGAAGTTTACAGGAGTATCAGTACCGCTGAAGCTGGTTGAAGACACAATGATCCTATCTAAGATGCATCACCCCTACAGGGAAGGAGGCCATTCACTGGCTGCATGGGGGGAAAGATTAAAGTTTCCTAAGATAGACTTTGATGACTATGATAACTACTCAGAAGAGATGTTAGAATATTGTTGTCAGGATACTAGGGTAACTAAGAAGCTCTACTTATCTTTGAAACCTTCAATGGCTAACTGGTCAGACAGGTCTATACAGCTAGAGTATCAAGTCAGATCAATCGTTACCCAACAGGAGTTCAACGGCTATCCAATCAAACGTAAGGAAGCCTATATATTACAGGCAACCTTTGAAGATAGGATGGCAACTGTTGAAGCTGAGGTGCGTAAAGTATTTAGACCACTACCTATCAATGAAGGCTTAAAAGTAGTTAAGTATAAAGAAGATGGTAGTATGTATCTTAATAGTTATAAAAGACTTGGTAGTCATGGTAAGTATGTATCAGGTGACTACACATTTATTGACTGGCCTGAGTTTAACTTAGGCAGTAGACCACAGATATCCAGACACCTGATGCACTATGGTTGGAAGCCTAAAGAGTTTACACCTACTGGACAACCTATTGTTGATGAAGCTCACCTAGAAGGGGTAGACATTCCAGAGGCTCAGCTGATCTGTGAGTACCTAATGTTACAGAAGAGATTAGCTGAGGTATATAAATGGATTAAGTTCTCAGAGTTTGACGGTAAGGTACATGGTCAAGTAGATACATGTCGGGCTGTCAGTAACCGTATGGGACATATGGAACCAAACCTAGCTCAAGTCCCATCCATTGGGTCTACATGGGGTAAGGAATGCAGAGAACTATTTACTGTCACTGACCCTGATAGGTATGTTCAATTAGGTACTGATGCTTCAGGCTTAGAGATGAGGTGTCTGGCCCACTACATAAATGACCCTGAGTTTACTGATGAGTTAATGAATGGGGACATACACACTAAGAACATGAACGATGCTGGACTAGACAACAGGGATCAAGCTAAGACCTTTATCTATGCCATGATCTATGGTGCCGGTGGAGGTAAGATAGGAGAGATCGTTGGTGGGTCTGCCAAGGTAGGTAAGAAACTTATTGAGACCTACATGAACAACAACCCTAAACTAAAGAACCTTAAGAAGGCTGTCGAGACTAGAGCTACCAAGACAGGCTTCATACCAGCCCTCGACGGTAGGATACTAAGGGTTAGGACACCACATGCAAGTCTTAATCTTTTATTACAAGGATGTGGAGCTATAATTTGTAAACAATGGTTAGTAGAGATAACAAAACTATATAGGAAAAGGAGACTAGACGCTACCCTGTTAGCATCAGTACATGATGAGTACCAGTGGGAAGTATTAAAAGAGGACGCTGATGAGTTTGGTGACCTGTGCAGTGAAGCTATTAAGCTTGCTCAAGTATCACTGAACGTTAGGTGTCCTTTAGATGCAGACTATAAGATCGGCCTTAACTGGGCTGAGTGTCATTAATATAATAATAATTTAAATAGACTATTGACAATCACTGAGGATATGGTATCTTCAGTACATAGGCCGTTAATGAGTACGGCATAAACAAACTAAATATATCTAGGAGATATAACTACTATGATGATCAACGGAAAAGCATTTTGGGCATCCCTTCAAACACCTAACACAACATTCGATCCTTGCTATCAAATAGATGTTGCACTAGATTCAGCCAACAAAAAACTTGTTGAAGCAGCTGGATTAACTATCAAGAACAAAGGAGATGACCGTGGTGATTTTGTATCAATCAAACGTAAGGTAGCCCGTAAGGATGGTAAAGAGAATCAGGCTCCACAGGTTATTGATACCAAGCTACGCCCCTTCAATGACCTAATCGGTAACGGTTCATTAGTAAACGTTAAAGTAAATACATTTGACTGGGAGTTTAAAGGTAAGTCAGGTGTCGGTGCAGACTTAGTTAAGGTACAGGTTGTTGAACATGTATCCTATGCCGGAGCTACAGATGATGAAGACTTTCAAGTCATTGGCGGTGATGAGGATGGCTTCGATGATATCCCCTTAGCGAATGCTGGATAAGACGTTAAGGGTAACTAGGGTAGGGGTTTGGGTGATGAAAGTTATCCAAGCCCCTATTAGTTTATAACCTATTGAAAGGTATAGATATTATGTGGTATGAATGGGTGTTCCTATTATACATATTGGTTACATTGGTAATTGCATTAATGGTAATCTTCATATCTAAGAAGCCTATTAAGGCTGGTGTATTCCTATGGCCCTACTGGGTGCCAATGTGTTTCATCAGCGCATTAAAGGAGACTTACTTAGATGGCAAGTAAGATTAAAAAGAAATCGTTAGACACAGTAGTTGAGGACATCTTCAATGTCTTTATGAATAACATAGCCCCCTCTAAAGAACACTTGGATGATCTAGCCAAGGACATTAGAGATTCAGTAGAGCGACAGATTACTGAAGTTCGTCAAGAGAAAGGTTACTTAAGACTGTCACAGATAGGTAAGCCGGACCGTAAGACATGGTACGACATTAAAGGTGTCCCTAAAGATGTACCACAAGGCCCAGTAAGAATGAAGTTTCTAATGGGGGACATCTATGAAGCTCTGTTAATTTTATTAATTAAGACTGCAGGGCATGAGGTAACTGATGAACAAAAAGAAGTTGAGATAGAAGGCATCAAAGGTCATAAAGATTTAAAGATTGACGGTATCAATGTTGATATCAAGTCAGCATCAGCCTATGGATTTAAGAAGTTTAAAAACAATACATTAGACCAAGACGATCCATTCGGTTACATAGCTCAGCTAAGCTCTTATGCTCAGTCAGAGGGTGCAACTGAAGCTGCCTTCCTAGCTATCGACAAGTCATCATGTGAGTTAGCATTGACTCCATTAGATCATATGGACATGATCAATTCACATGATAGAGTTAAACATCTAAAGGGTATAGTTAAGTCAGACACAGTACCGGAGAAATGTTATGAAGATGAACCTTCAGGGGTGGCAGGCAATCGTGTACTTAGTAAGTCTTGTGGTTGGTGTGAGTTCCATATGTATTGTTGGTCGGATGCTAATAATGGCGTTGGCCTCAGAAGCTTCCAGTATGCCGACAATGTAAGGAAATATACTAAGGTAGTTAAACTTCCTAAGGTTGAAGAGATTACGGCACAATGATACTTGAAATTATTAGGAAAATAATAATGAATAACAACATGACAAAGGTAGGTTTAATAATTATAACTGCTTGGATAGTTATAATGATAATGCCTATCTTCTTTTAAGATATGTCTACAAGTAAAAGACCATTACCTACGGCAACATGTCAACATTGTAAGTTTGTCTTGAAGACAGGCAAACCAGTAACCTACTATTGCCGTAGGTTTCCTCCCACACTTATCAGTCACTCACAGGGTGCTTCATTCCCTAATGTTTATCAGGATGATTGGTGTGGTGAGTTTTATAGAACTATGCAGGGACAGCATGGACATCAACATAAGGACAAATAAATATGATTAAAGTAGATATAACACAGGACATGAGAGACAAAGCTAATAAGATGTCAGATGAGATGGGGACTCTAAAGGGTTCCTTTATGAATGGTAAAGGTAATGTATATGGCTTTCTAGGAGAGCTAATGTTTATGGACCTGTTAAAGGATGCAGAGCATGTAAACACATACAACTATGATATCAAACTTAAAGACGGTAAGACGTTGGATGTTAAAACTAAGAAGACAACTGTGGAGCCTAAGCCTAACTATGAATGTTCAGTAAGTACATGGAACCTTAAACAATCATGTGACGTTTATGGATTTGCAAGAGTCCATAAAGACATGACACATGGTTGGGTCTTAGGTACTATGGATAAGGATACATTTATTAATGACGGGACGCATTACAACAAGGGAGACTATGACCCGTCCAATAGATATACGGTCAAGTCTGAATGCTACTCAGTAGCGATAGAGGATTTAACGAGTATCTAATATGAAGTATAAATTTGGTCACTGGGAATCAGACATTGAGTTAAACTCTGAAGAGTCATTCGGGTTTATCTATAGGGTAATTAATACCACTGATGGTAGGCAGTACATAGGTAAGAAACAGTACTGGTTCTATAAGAAGTCTAAGAAGCTGAAGCCCAGTGGCTGGCAAACCTATACAGGGTCTAGCAAAGACCTGAACAGTGACATCAAAAAGATTGGCAAGGACAAGTTTAAGTTCTGCATAGTAGCTGAATGTGTCACTAGGGGTTGGCTCTCCTATCTTGAGAGTAACTATCTTCATAAAGAAAATGCATTGACTGAATGGATAAATGATGACACTAGATTATACTATAATAAACAAATCGGGGCTACAAGATATGTCCCTAAGAGGGTGGACAATAACACCCCAGTACCGAGGAAAAAGAAATGAGCATCACAAACATATCAGTTATCTTAGATAATACCTTCCATATAAGAAACGCTAAAGATAATTCACAGTTATTATTCTTAGCAGTAATACTACAAGCCTTGCTTGATGCTACTAAGCCTCCCCTATTCAGTGATAATGAAGAGATTATACTAGATAGGGACAGGGCTAGGGCATGGTTCTCAGCATCAGTAGGAGTAACCTGTGAAGACTTTAACACCGTCTGTGAGTGTGCAGGGGTTGACCCATCATACACTAAGACTTTTGCCTATAAAGTTTTGGAGTCAGGTGAAGTCCCGTTCATCCGCAAAAGGATAAATACAATACTATCAATGTAATTACAAAGGATTAATAATGTCTCAGAAGACCCATGAAGAACTAGTTGAAGAATTCCATACGGCTATGTCTATTGATGTAGCCGTTAAGCCTAGACAGTCCCTCTTACAGCTACGGGAGAAGCTACTAAAAGAAGAGTGTACTGAAGTATGTCAAGAGCTTAACAAAATAGAAATGAAGATATTACATGGCAGTCCCCCCAGTAAAGAAGATTGGGCAGACCTTCTAAAAGAACTATGTGACTTACAGTATGTCCTATCAGGTACTTTCATATCCTTTAAGAAGCTATGGGATACAGACTTCGATGAGGCTTTTAAATTAGTTCATGAAAGCAACATGTCTAAGCTTGACGATGAAGGTAATCCAGTGTACCGTGAAGATGGTAAGGTTACTAAAGGCCCAAACTATTTACCCCCAGACTTATTGGAGTTAATTGGATGAGTATATGGATAGATGGTGACATACCTCCTAAAACTGCACGTACTGTGTTAGCCTATGTAGGTGCTGGAAATTTAGCCACAGCTTACTACGAATATAATAAATGGGTATGGGCAGGAGGACATGTCATGGCTTCAGACCCCCTCTATTGGAGAGATGTACTTGACCTGTTACAATCAGTTCCTCCCATTAAAACTAAAAAACTATAATCAAAATAACCTATAACGATTAAGGATTAATACTTATGAATATTGGACACAACAGCTACGGACCACAAGTACAAGCATGTGATGATCTACATGCACAAAAGTATCGACTACCAAACGAATCATTTAATGAAGCATGTGCTAGACAAGCAGGGTCTATGTCGGATAATGAAGAACACCGTTTAGTATTTAAAAATATCCTACTTAACCAACGGTACATGCCAGCTGGTAGAGTACAGGCAGCAATGGGGAGTCCTAAGAATGTCACAGCGTACAACTGCTTCGTCAGTGGAGTCATTGAAGACAGCATGGATAGCATCATGGACAAGGCTAAAGAGGCCGCTGAAACTATGCGTCGAGGAGGTGGGATTGGCTTTGACTTTAGCCGGATACGTCCTCGTAATGATCGTATTGTT